AATTACATTTACATTCAGTACAATTCAACAGCCTTTGAGTAGTAGCCTAAATCAATTAAAGGATATTGATATAAATGGCATTGAAAGCAAGTATTTATTTGGCTCTAAACGTAAAGGCCTTAAATATGCAAGGGAAAATATTGTAAAATTATTTTGGGATGTTCAAGAATTAAAAAAGCAATCTCTTACAGATGTTGAAATAGTCTGTAAGGCTGTCAGATTATTTATGGAAATTCCCGGATTAGGTTGTGTAAAGGCTTCGTTTGTATGTCAAATGTTAGGTTTTAACGTGGCCTGTATTGATAGTCATAACTTAAATAGGCTGGGAATGGATTTAAAAGATGTAACAATACCCACTACCCTAACTGAAAAAACTAAAATGAAAAAAATAAAAGCATACGTACACTTGACTCAAAAGCAGGGTACTGTATACTGGTGGAATTCTTGGTGCAATTACGTGGCTGAGAGAGGTGGAATGAATAAAGCATTGACAACAGGTGAAATGGTAAGTGAATTTCATGTTCAATGCGTAATTAGAACTGCATAACAGTGTTATGCGTAATGACTGGAGGTCAAAATGGATAAGAAAAAACCACAAACGTGGTGTATAGAAATCACGCTTACTAGGACATTTGATGGTACACGTGAAGAAGCAGAAGAAATAGGCAATGAAGATTTTAACTACTATGAGTCGCAAGTAGATGGCGACCAGTTTGTAAACACGCCTACAGGATTAGACATCTACGAAGTAGAAACTCAATTTCCGGAGGGTTAAAATGGATAGAACATTAGAAGGCGTACTAGATATGCTAGTAACAGGTGCATTTCATGGCTGGTTTAAACCACATGAAATACAAAGAATGGCTCAATTTTATGGTGTAAGGTGGATAGATTTAGTAACCTATGCAACAGATGAATTAGGTTATGATAGCGATAAGGAACCTATGAGCACATATTATAATCAATACTTTGGAGGTAAAAGTGAGTACAAAAATGGATAAAATTAGCAAGGAATTTCTGGAAGTATCAGAAAAGATTACTGATGTTGAAAAAGAACCAACAATAACAGTATCCGACTGGTTTGGAAAGGATAAGGAAATAACACGTACTGATTTTATAGACTTATGGGTTAGAAATGCTGACCTTTATAAATTAGTACACTACAAACAACTTGCATACATGGAAGCATGGGTGCAGGATATTAAGGACGAGATAGCTGAAATAGCTGGATTGTCATGGGATTTATCATATAAAGGAGGAAAGAAATGATAGACTATGAAGGAACTAGATTTAATGTACAATTAAGTACGCCAGTAGGGTATGATAAGGCATCAGAATTTGAGGAATGGTTTGATGATAATATTGGTACTGACTTACAGAAAGATGAGGATTGGGATGGCAATAATGTATATGTCATGTGTGATATAACTAATAGTGAACTCAGAATGATTGAGGACTATGAAACTAAATATTTAATTGAGGTAGAAAAGTTATGAATATATATAAAAATGCTATGATTAGCATGAAAGGAAAACAACTTGGTGAAGTAATTAACTATGACACATTGCATGGTGTATCCACACTACTATGGGAAGATGATATAGACCATCTGACTTATTGTGAGGAACAAGATGGACAATTATCACATCATGAGATAGAAGTTATGGAAGATACACTTGACAAGCTGTTAAAAAACTATATCATAGACCTACATGAGTACAACGAACTCTATCAGGCAGATGTAGACTTTATAATTTTAATATAGGAGGTAAAGATGGACAGTTTTAGAGATATGATGATTGAAATGTGTAAGCTACAGTCAGAAGTAGCCAAAGCAAACGCAAGACTGGAAAAGAAAGGCTTCATACATACCACTACTAAGCCTACACGTAGGCAAGAGGGTGAGTATGATGAGGAACTTAGAATACATAACAAATATGAGAGGTTATCATGAGTAAAATGGGAAACTATGTAGTATGGTGTGAGGAAAAAGGTTACACTAATGATATGGGTGAGGTTGATAGCATGGACCATGTAGATGAGTACATGAAACAGCAAGAGCTGACTAAAGCGGAAGCTTTTAATACAATAGTAGAAGGTATGAAAATTCTAAAATGGGAGCAGGAAAAATGAGTATGACTTATCAAGATTATTTTATACCTAATGTAGTGAGCAACTGTTGTTCCGCTCCTATTGTTATTACTGACATGTGTTCAGAATGTTATGAGCACTGTGAGCCTGCTGAGGAGGAGGATGATGAGATGTAAAGCATGCAACAAACAACTGAATGACAATGAGTCTGTCTATAAAGACAATGAAACTGGTGAGTATTTAGATATGTGTAATGGCTGTAGAAGAGCTGGTTACTTTAGCTTTAATTCCCTTGACTCGGAGGAAGATAAAAAATATTTACAATCTTTACTAAATGACTACACAAATCAGTAATTATGTGTTATAATATTACTATAGATATATAAATTATTAAGAGATAATAAAAGGAAAATAAAAGGTATATCTAAATGATACTAATGGCCATTATGATGTCGTGGCTAGTAGTAAATTCAACAGACATCAGAGGATATAATTATGGCAGTAGCAACAGGTGAAGCCTTATACCCAGCTCTTTTTGAGCCTAAGGTAGATAAATATACACCAATGCCCGGAGTTTATTCAATAGACTTGAAGGTAGATGATGAGGAAAGGGATAGACTAATAGCATCAGGTATTAAACCTAAACAAAAAGATGCTAATGTGTTTGTGTTTAAACGTAAGCCAGTAACAGCTAAAGGTAATAACTTACCAGCTCCAACAGTTGTTGATGAGAACAAACATGGTTGGGATAGTACAGTATTGATTGGTAATGGTTCACAGGTAAAGGTTGCATACTCTACCTATGAGCACCAAGCAACTGACAAGTATGGCCTTGGTAAATCTTTGGATGCAGTACAAGTTCTTAATCATGTAGCCTACGCAGGCGGTAACAATGCTCTTGATGAGTTTGAAGCTGTTACTAAAGAGGACGTTCCGTTTTAATAAACGCATAACAGTGTTATGCAAATGGCTACTCCTACTTATGGGGGTAGCCTTTATTAAAACAACTCGGAGTAGACTATGAGAGATGATGAACAACAAGGCACCTTTGTTCAACACGAAGCATGTCCAGAGTGTGGCAGTAAAGATAACCTAGCAAGGTACTCTACTGGTCAAGGATATTGTTTTGGTTGTGGACATTGGGAAGCACCTAAGGGTGAAGGTAAAGTTGAAGCAGTAACAAGGGAGGTAACAAATAGTATGAAATTATTTACAGGGAACAGTGGTGCCATAGTAGACAGGGGCATCAATGCAGATGTTGTAAAGAAGTATGGTGTTACCCTACAGTATGGTGAGGATGGATTAATTAAGAAGCATTGCTATCCATACCATGACACAGATGGGGCACACGTGGGCAACAAGGTTAGAGTTGTTGAGTCCAAAGCCTTTAGTTATGATGGTAACAGTAAGGATGTAGGATTGTTTGGTGAGAATTTATTCAAGGGTGGTGGTAAGTACATCACAGTCTGCGAGGGCGAGCTTGATGCAATGAGTGTTCACCAAATGTTTGGTAACAAGTACGCATCAGTCAGTCTACGCACTGGCTCTAAGGGTGCAAAGAATGACATCAAGCGTAGCCTTGAGTACCTTGAGTCCTTTGACTGGGTAGTCTTGTGCTTTGATAATGACAGTGCAGGGCAGGAAGCAATCAAGAGTGTAGTAGATTTGTTCTCACCTAATAAAGTTAAGGTGTGTAACCTACACAGGAAGGATGCTAATGATATGCTGATGGCAGGTCAGATTGCTAACTTCACTAGACAGTGGTGGGATGCTAAACCCTACAGGCCTGATGGTATTGTAGCCAGTGAGGACACATGGAAAATGTTGACTGAGGAAATTAGAGTTGAGTCAGTACCTTATCCTTGGATTGGTGTTAATGATTTAACTTATGGCTTCCGTAAGGGTGAGCTAGTAACCATAACGAGTGGTGCTGGCATGGGTAAGACTCAAATGGTCAGAGAGCTTGAGCATTACTTACTCAACACAACCACAGAGAACATAGGTATCCTCGCCTTAGAGGAAAATGTAAAGAACACAACACTGGGAATTATGTCCATTGAAGCTGACAAACCTTTGCACCTTAACCTCCATGACATGGATGATGAGGAGCTTAAAGTATACTGGGATAAAACTATGGGTAAGGGGCGTGTGTTTATGTATGACCACTTCGGTAGTACCAGTGAGGATAACTTACTTAGTAAGGTAAGGTACCTAGCTAAAGGATTGGACTGTAAGTGGATTGTATTGGACCACCTGTCCATTGTAGTCAGTGACCAAGAGGTAATGGATGAACGTAAAGCAATAGATAGTATCATGACCAAGCTAAGACAGCTCGTACAGGAAACAGGAGTAGGCTTATTCCTCGTTTCTCACTTGAGGCGACCAATGGGTAGGGGTCATGAAGAAGGTGGCCAGATTAGCCTGTCAGAGCTTCGAGGTTCAGCAAGCATTGCTCAACTCTCGGACATGGTGATTGGATTAGAGCGTAACCAACAGGCTGATGATGAGCAGGTACGTAACACAACTGTAGTAAGAGTATTAAAGAACCGATTCAGTGGACTCACTGGTCCTGCCTGTTCCTTGTTCTATGACAAGAACACTGGTAGAATGAAGGAGTCAGATGACTTAGGGGAATTTTAATGAAGCAAATAATTTTAGACATAGAAGCTAATGGCCTAAGGCCCGATACTATATGGTGCCTAGTTGCTAAGGAGGTAGAGCATGGAACAACTAATACATTTATTGGGGATGATATTTTTGAGTTTGCTGATTGGGTACGCTATAATAACATCACTCATATTTGTGGGCATAATATTATTGGATATGATTTACCCACCTTGGAAAGACTTACAGGATTTAAATGGAAAGGAGTTGTTCAAGACACGCTAGTCATGTCTAGGCTTGCTCACCCACACAGGGAGGGTGGCCATTCATTGGCATCATGGGGTACTCGCCTTAACTTTGAGAAGGGTGACCACAATGAGTGGGGTGAGTTCTCTTGGGATATGGTTAAGTATTGTAAGAGAGATGTGGAGTTAACACAGCTAGTATATACACACCTCATGAAAGAGCTTGAAGATTTTAAAGAGGAAAGCATTACGCTTGAGCACAACGTGGCTCGCATAGTAAACCAACAAGTCAACAATGGCTGGACCATTAATGAGCGTGAAGCTAACCTATTACTTGGTGAGCTCAGACAAAAACTTCATGACGTGGAAACTACAGTAAGGAAAACATTTGAACCCTTGCCTGTATGGATACCTCTTAATTATCCTAATGGTAAGACGCACAATAAGGATGGTACTATATCTAAACGCTATCAAGCACAGTTAGATAAGGGTGCGAGTTGGAAACATATAGGTGAGCGAACAGGTGCTGGTGAAACTCAATGGGGATACTACCTGTATCCTGATTTTAACTTAGGCTCACGTCAACAGATAGGTAGGTACCTTCAACACTTTGGTTGGAAGCCTAAGGAGTTTACTGATAAGGGTAATGTTATTGTTAATGAGAGTGTGCTGACTAAGGTTGATATGCCTGAAGCTCAACAGATAGCTGAGTATCTTATGTTACAGAAACGTGTAGCACAGGTCCAAAGCTGGGTAGATGCCATTGAGATTGATGGTAGAGTGAGAGGTTATGTCAATCCTATTGGTGCTGTTACTGGTCGTATGACACACAGTAAACCTAACATGGCACAGGTTCCTGCTTCCTACTCACCTTATGGTACTGAATGTAGACAGCTATGGACTGTACCCAGTGGGTATAAGTTAGTGGGCATGGATGCTAGTGGCCTTGAGTTAAGGATGCTCGCCCACTATATGAATGACTATGACTACACCGAGGAAGTTATTAGTGGTGACATTCACACTGCCAATCAGAAGTCAGCTGGTCTAACTACACGTGACCAAGCTAAGACTTTCATCTATGCTTTCCTTTACGGAGCTGGTGATGAGAAGATTGGTACCATTGTAGGTGGTGGTAGGAAGGTTGGTAAGACTGTTAAGAAACAATTTCTTGACAACACACCTGCACTTAAATCTCTTAGGGAACGAGTGACACTAGCTTCCAAGAGAGGATACTTGATTGGTCTGGATGGTAGAAGGATATGGGTTAGAAGTGAGCACTCTGCTCTCAATACCCTGCTTCAAGGAGCTGGTGCAATCATTATGAAAAAAGCTTTAGTATTGCTTGATAAATATGCTATACTAAAGGGGATAGATTATAAAATTATAGGAAATATACACGATGAAATACAATCTGAGGTACATGAAAAGGATGCTAAAGTTTTCGGTGAGATTGCTGTCATGGCGATTAAGGAAGCTGGCGAAAAGTTTAAACTAAACTGTCCATTGGATGGTGAATACAAGGTAGGTGAAACGTGGCAACAGACACATTAAATACATCTGAAACAAACCCAAGCCATTATAAACAAGGGAAGATTGAGGTAATAGATTTCATATTGGACCAGAAGATGGACTACTTAACTGCAAGCGTACAGAAATACTTGTCACGCTGGAGGTTTAAGGATGGGATATGTGACTTAAGGAAAGCTCGTTGGTTTTTAGATAAACTAATAGAGCAACAGTTAGAAAATAATGAGGAGGACTAGCAATGGATAATTTAATTAGGGATATATATAACCTAGCTGAAACAAAGAGTCACCCAGCTAGGGTACCAGCCGAACAAATCTTTAAGGACTTTGGTTCCAACATGGAAACCATAATGAGAGAGTGGCTTTACCCTAAAGACTACAGTGGTGGTACCTTAAGGATGTCTAACATAGGACAGCCTGATAGAAAGCTATGGTATAAGCATAGAAGGAAAGAGTTTAAAGGTGAAAGACTTAAAGCCAACACTCTAATTAAGTTTCTTTATGGACACTTGATTGAGGAAATGATACTGGCCTTGGTTAAACTATCAGGACATGATGTTACTGATGAGCAGAAACGAGTAGAGCTTGAGGGTATCAAAGGTTCCATGGACTGTAAGATTGATGGCATATTAACTGATGTGAAGTCAACCTCAACCTATGGCTTTAAGAAGTTTAAGGAAGGTCGTTTAGAATATGATGACCCCTTTGGATACATAGACCAGCTAAGTGGATATGGTCAGGCAGAGGGTGTTGATGAAGCTATGTTCCTAGCCATGGATAAACAGAATGGTCACTTAACAACAACAAAGATAGACCTGATAGACAAGGATGTTGTTAAAAGAATCAAGCATGTTAAGGAAATGATAGAAATAGATACGATACCTGAACCATGCTATGAGCTGGTTGCTGATGGTAAGTCAGGTAATATGAAGCTACCAATAGGATGTTCTTATTGTGAGTTTAAGGAACACTGTTACCCTAATATGAGAACCTTTCTTTATTCCAGTGGTCCAAGATTCTTGGCAGTAGTTAATAAGGAACCTAATGTAATGGAGTTGAGATGAACTATTGGAACTATAAATTATTTGAAGAACAGACCGGAGGTTTTTCCATTAGGGAAGTTTTCTATGACGATAATGATGAGATAACTTCCATTAGTGAGGAACCTGCCATGCCTGTTGGTACCACTGAGCAAGAATTAATGAAACATCTTAAGGCTATGCTTGATTGTATGAAGGAACCAGCTATGAGGGAAGGTCCGTTCACCCCAGATGATGGCAACGGAGCAGACTTTACTTTTATACTTGAAGAAAATGAACACACAAAATACCATTAAATATAGAAACAAGTTTGAATCAGCTGTAGGTGAACAATTAAAAGGGTGGCAGTATGAACCATGTAAGTACCCCTACATAATTAAAGCAAACTATATTCCTGATTTTGTTAAGGGTAGTATGTTGGTTGAGTGTAAGGGTTTCTTTAGGAATGGTGATACCAGAAAATATATTTCCATTAGGGATTCACTACCCCAGAATGAACTGGTGTTTGTTCTTACCAACCCTAATAAGAAGGTTAGGAAGGGCTCCAAGATAACTATGGGTGAATGGTGTGACAAGGAAGGATTCAGATGGTTTACAATGGACACATTGGAGGAGTTAAAATGTTATGACATTACTATTTAATGAACTAAAGGAAAAGATAGCTGGTATGTTTGATGTGTGTTTACTCTGTGAAGTATTAGAGATTGAACCGGAAGAGTTGTTAGATAAGTTTGAAGATAAACTTGCAGAGAACATACATAAATTTAAAGGAATAGAAGATGAGTAAGACACATCCAATAAAGAACAAACTAAAGTATGCACTACGCTATGATAGGCTATGGCATACTAAAGTTATACCTAACAAAAAGAAAGAACAGAAGAAAAGAGGAGCAGAAATTGAACACATTACCAAATGATTATCAAAACTTTATTGCATTAAGTAGGTATGCTCGTTGGCTACCTGATAAGAACAGAAGGGAAACATGGAAGGAAACTGTTGCTCGTTACTTTGACTTCATGGAGGGGCACCTTAAAGATAATACTAACCAAGAGTTAGAGCCTAAGACTAGGAAAGTATTAGAGGATGCAGTGGTTAACTTAGAGGTTATGCCTAGTATGAGAGCCTTGATGACAGCAGGACCTGCCTTAGCTAAGAATAATATAGCAGGTTACAACTGTGCTTACCTAAGTGTTGACCATTGGAAAGCATTTGATGAATGTTTATTTATTCTGATGCATGGAACTGGTGTAGGCTTTAGTGTTGAAAGACAATTCGTTAACAAACTACCAGAGGTTCCAGAGGAATTAGTAGATGTTGAGGATACTATTGTTGTACAGGATAGTAAGGAAGGATGGCAGTCTGCGTTCCGTAAACTAATTACTTACTTGTATGATGGTGAGATGCCTAACTGGGATTTCTCTAAGGTCAGACCTAAAGGTTCAAGACTAAAAACATTTGGTGGTAGAGCTAGTGGACCAGAGCCATTGATAGATTTGTTTTCTTTTTCCACTAACATATTTAAGGAAGCTGTTGGTCGTAAGCTAACTAGCTATGAGTGTCACCGCATGATGTGTAAGATTGCAGAGGTAGTTGTAGTGGGAGGAGTCAGGCGTAGTGCATTGATTTCCCTAAGTAATTTAACTGATGAACGTATGCGTAGTGCCAAGAGTGGCAAGTGGTGGGCGGACACACCAGAGATGGCATTGAGTAATAACTCTGTCTGTTATACAGAGAAGCCTGACATGGGTATCTTCATGAAGGAATGGCTATCACTCTATGAGTCTAAGTCTGGTGAGCGTGGTATATTTAATAGAGAAGCCGCTATCAAACAAGTACAGTCCATAGGTAGACGTGATAGCGAGCATGAGTTTGGATGTAACCCTTGTTCTGAAATTATATTAAGGGATGGACAGTTCTGTAACCTCACCGAAGTAGTAATAAGAGCTGAGGATAAGCAGAAGGATATACTCCGTAAGGTTAGGTTAGCTACCATACTCGGTACGTTCCAAGCATCACTAACTAATATCAAACGCTTACGCCCTAAGTGGGTACACAATACAGAGGAGGAAGCATTGCTTGGTGTCAGCCTTACAGGTATTATGGATAACTCATTTATGAATGGGAGTAGCACAGACAGAGGACACTATGGTAAGAAGAATCTTCCTGATTTTCTTATTCACTTAAAGAAGGAAACAATAAAGACAAATGAATACTGGTCAGAATTGTTAGGCATCAGTCAAGCTACTGCAACCACTGCTATTAAACCTAGTGGTACAGTCAGTCAGCTAGTTAATAGTGCTAGTGGTATACATACTAGACACAATGATTACTACATTAGAAGAGTAAGAGCAGACTCTAAGGACCCTATAGCACAGCTAATGGAGGACCAAGGCATACCCTGTGAGGATGATGTCATGAAACCTAACAGCGTAAAGGTCTTTGCTTTCCCTATGAAAGCTCCTGAAGGTGCTATACTTAGGAATGACAGGACTGCTATAGAACAACTAGAGCTGTGGCTTACATACCAAAGGTATTACTGTGAGCACAAACCTAGTGTCACTGTCAGTGTAAGGGAACATGAGTGGATGGAGGTAGGTGCGTGGGTATACAAACACTTTGATGAAGTTAGTGGTGTTAGTTTCCTACCACATTCAGACCATACCTATCAGCAAGCACCTTATGAGGACTGTAGTGAAGATGTCTATAAAGGATTACTTGAAGCCATGCCTGAAGCAGTGGACTGGGATTTAATTAGTGAGTATGAACTAACGGACCAGACTGTAGGTACTAAGACTTTAGCCTGTACTGGTAATATATGTGAAATAGTAGACCTAACTGAAGAAGAAAAAGAAGTAGAATGAATTGTTGGCAGTGTAAGACAGAATTAATATGGGGTGGTGACCACGACATTGAAGATGATAATGAAGATTACTGTATGGTATCTAATTTATCTTGTCCTAAGTGTGGTTGTTTTGTTGAAGTGTACGTGCCAAAAGAAGAAGAAAAAGAAGTAGAATAATAACACTTTTAATGGTATAATAGAGGAATGGAAATGAATACAATAATATTAATCATAGCTTTACAAATTCTTGTTGTAGCTTTAACAGGTTGTAGCCAGTTTGAAGCCAAGCTAGAAGAGATGAACAGATTAAACTGTCAGCCACCACATAATACATTGTGTGCAGGGTGGCAGATTTGAAAGTAAACTTAATGAAAAAATTGTGGAAGCAAAAGGTGGAGATACCTGTTCTGCTAAAGAAAGTAGACAAAACTCTCAGGGAAGTAGATGTTAAACTTAAAAGGAGTAAACATGTTAAGTAAAATAATGGGCATCGCTGATGCCAGTATCAGTGTAGGTATTAAATTGATTTCACTTGCAATCGTTTTACAGATTGTCTTTGGTCATAGCGTACCTTTCTTGGGTGGTAATGTAATTGGAACAATCATCGGAATCATAGCACAATTAGGTGCCGCTGGTCTTGTTGGTTTAATTGCCGCAGTAGTTATATGGCGTTTGTTAGATGATGATATTCGTAAGGAGTTATCTGAATGAATTATCAAGAGCTAACAGATAAAGTATTGAAGAATAAATCACTAACAATCTTCTTAGGTATTGTCGTAGTGGCATTACTATTCGGATGGATTGGTGGCTGATGTACCAACTAAAACTCTTGGGGTCTTGTTCACTATGGGCAGGACTACCAAGATTTACCCCTACCCTACCCCTTGCTTACATAGAGAAGTCCTCCAGAATCGAAGATATGGAGCCCTAATTTAACAGAAAAGGAATATATATGCCACTTAACGACAGTAATGACATAAAGGAACTAAAGAAGTTTGATATAGATTTATCCTTTGGCAAGCAATGGGAACAGTATATTGATGAGATGTTCTCAGGTGCCAAGACTTGTGAAGTAAAAACTGAAAGAGATAAGTGGGCCAAGACAGGTAACATCTGTATAGAGAGTGAAAGCTATGGTAAGCCTAGTGGTATTGCAGCAACTGAAGCTGACTTATGGGT